CAGCCCTGAAGCGTAGATCGTCTCCTCTTTCAGGCACTGGGTTGTCTATTGTTGTTACAAGGCGTGTTGCAGCCTTAAATGCGTTCATAGACAGCACGTTTTGTGTGCGTCTGATTATTTCATCTGCTAAACTATTACGTAGCCACGTCACTGATCCCTTTGCATATCCTGCTTTGAGGGCTGCATCAGTTACATTGCCACCATTTTCAAAGAGATTTTCAAGGAACTCCTCTTGTTGAGGACTTATTTCACGTTCTTTGCTTCTCTGTTTGGGGAGTAAATTTGTCACAACGGTATGCTCGTGCTTCCATGTCAGGTTTATACAAGGGTAAATCCCTTTGAATCTCGTATACTCGTGTTAAACACTGATCGTGGGTCATGTATGGCCCTCTTATGTCTTGTAATTGATTACAAAATTCGTCTGCCATTGGTTTTCCTACCAAACAGACTAGTACAAATGCTTCATACATGGAATTTTCCTGTTAAATTAGACAAAAAATCAAAGAAATAAAGCCAAATACACTAATTCTTCAGATAATACTTGGTTGCATGTGCTTTAGTTGACCTTTTGTTACTTTAATAATAGTGACTTAGGCTATTTACGTCAAGAAAATAATTATTTTGTTGACAGAATAGGAATTGGTCAGTACAATCGGAGTAGAACCTCCGGGGAAATACACCATACACCCATTACGCTATCCCAAAGGGTTGCCCCATAAGTTGTACAAGTAACTATTTTACCAAAAAATATGGCGACATTGCATACAAGTACTGGTACACCCCCAGTGACCCTTCTATACCCTATACAATAAAAATATATCCTATAACATCAATGATAATGCCAAAGGCAAACCCTGAACCCAACTAGCCTAAACAATAAAACTATATCATTTAGTAAGCCTTGCGTGATTATGCGAGGTTTTTTTTAACTTGACTGACGTTTTACCCTCTACTGTCATTAATTAATTGTACAACTAATATTAAAAGGTATCTTTTGAGTGCAATATTGCGAGTAATTAACCAAACACGATTTAAAGCGATTACATAGAAGAAACAATCATTTAAGGATATATCAGACTGTTTAAAAGAAAAACGCCCTAGAAACTAATCTAAGGCGTTTTAAGCAAGGAGGATATTTTATTATTAATTCAGATCTTCAAGAATGTAAATACCTTTTTTAATCTTTTCTTTAGTTGTTTTGGTATCTTCATTTAAATATAGCTTTCTATATCTTGAAGTAGTGTTGGAATAATCCCAAGCGTTTTTATCCAAATATATTTCATCGTTCTTTTTATCTTTTAAAACAATAATTGTTTCATAACTTTGAAATACTTCTAAGCCGTTTTGCATCACGATCTTAAATTGATTTGCTATTGGTTTGTTTGATCTTGGAGATAAGAAATTATTAACCTTTGCAATTCCTTTTAATTTCTTCTCTCTACTTGGCATATTTTCATAAACTAAACTCATTTTATTTCCTTTCATTAAATTATAATATAGTTACCTTTTAACCTAACTTTCTTTGAAATACAATTATAACAAATAACAGTTTCATATTCTTGTTTCTTGCCTTCAGGTATTTCTTCAAATGGTTTGGTTAATCCGAAAGTTTGTTTCTTTCCACATTCTTTACATTCAAAATAATAAGCCATATTAAGCACCTATTAAATTAGAAAAGCTTGTATCTAATCCATGATATGAAGCCATTGCATAAGCACAAACAAACCCAACGCAAAGCCATTTGATAAGCTCTAAAGTTTCTTTTAAAAAGTATTTCATTATTGCACCTCATCAAATAAATCTAATTGACCATGCAATCCAAGAATATAATGATTGTTTTTTTCTTCTTTGAATTGCACCCTATCAACATTTGAATTAATAGGTTGTTTTTCAAATTCAACTTGATCATTTTTATTTTCAAGTATGGTTATGTTTTGGTCTTTATGGCATATGATTTGAAACGTAAATTGTTTGCCGATACTTTTTTTAATACCAATAATTTCAATCATTGTGTATTTATCCATAACTTTAAATTGAATAGTTACTTCGTTTCCATCTACTTGTTTGAGTTCTTTATTAAAATAATCCCAAACGGTATTTATTAAATAAGTTCTTGTTTCCATTGTTGGACTTCCTTTCTTATTAAAAAAGGCTAGATTAATTTCTAACCTAGCCTAATTATAAATTTATTTTTTTATTTAATGCAAGTTATTTTTTTGCACAGTATAAAAGCTTTTTTCCATCTAATTTTTTATAGATTAATTGTTCTCTTAATAATTCAGTTAAACAATCATGAACCAAAACTTTCTTTAATCCTGAACGCCTTGCAATTGAATTATAACGTAAACCATTTGATGACCGACAAATGACAAATAGACAAAGTTCTTTGTAATATGTTCTGCCATGAATGACTTTATAATTCTGCCAACTTTGATCTAGTGATTTTGACAAATCAAATATACGTTGACGACTTCTGCTGAAGCCATGCTTTAATAGTGCATTACTTGACACCTCTTTTAGTGCATCAATGGTAGTATCAATTTCAGTTAATGTTTTCATAACTTTCCTTTCTATATTAATTTATTAAAGTTATCTAAGTTTCTTGACATAAGAATATTTGTCATTCGTTCAGGTATGACAACAGTCTTATTACAATGATCACAACACACACCGTCAGCAACTGGCTGAGCATTATTACCATGATACCAATAATGTTTATTGCCGTCATTATCCAAACCAAGAAACTTTGGTTTAATAGTTTCTGCACAAATAACACAAACTTTAATTTGTGATTTATCTACATGATTATCTTTCATATAAGTTCCCCTTATCCTAAAATAAATGAGATAATCATGATCAAAAAAATGATCATGACTACCTTGTAAATGGTTGCAATTAATTCAGTCAATTAAGCAATCTCCAGTTCTTTCCAAGCATCACATTCAATGACAGTTCTAACTTCATCATTTCTAGTACGCTGAACACTAGGTTTATCTGCCGTAGATTTACCTGACCTGATTTTGACCATTTGATTTTTATCATTTAAAACTTCAATAGTTTCATCAGTATGAGTTGCCCAATGTGTTAAGGCGTTATATCCTGCCCACATAGTTTTCCCTAAATCAGGCGTTTCTTTCTCGAACCTATCCAATAAATAATTTAACTTAGTTTCGTTAACTGGGTTAGTTAAATTAAGTTCAGCAGATTTACTTTTCTTTTTACAAATAGTCTGTTTTAAGATCTGTCCAAACTGTTCTAAGCTCATATCTTTAGCTCTCCAATTTAGCATAGTATCTTTTTGATTATTCCAAAATTCCAAACCAATACTTGCCTTAGTCATAAGAGCAGTAGTAGATAAATTACGAGTATGTTTAGCTTGCTGATGATAAGCTTTTTGACCACCAAAGACTAAAGTATTTCTACATAGATCACGATATGCACCTGAGAAAACTTGGAAGCTCCAAGACATATCACAACTATTAAAGATATCTATTCTGCTAAGAACTTTATCTTTATTATTGGAAACTGTAGTTTCAAGATCATGAAAAAATATAGTTCTATGAGCTTGCAAGCCACCTTTGTAAAGCTGATCTTTAACAGTAATATTATCGAGTGGCAAATCAGATTGACCAAGTATTTTAGCTTGCTCATGAAATAATTCATGATGAGGAACTAATTTATAAGTGCTAGAAACAGGACGTGTTTCAAGTAGCTTATCCAAACTAGAATTATACAAACCAAAATAGCCATGCAATCGATCAGGCGTAGTTACTACACCATAATCAGGATCATCATTTGGAACTGGGATAAGTGCATCCAATTCTACTTTTTTTATCTTGGAAAATGTTTCATAAAAACTAACATCAGTATAATCTTTATGAGTTTTTACTTCGCTGTTGAAGTTATTAAAAGGTTTTTCAATATAGTTCATTTTAAGTTTCCTTTCTTTATCT